TACATCTGTCTTGGCGTCTATATCCCGATAGAGAGCAATGACCTGGGTCATAAGGAGTATAATTACTAGGAACTTTTATTTTTACTCCTTTAATTTCGTACCCCCTTTTAGGGATGCTAGTAAACTGTCTGGCATCTATCTGTAAAGCCATTAGAGCACTATTAGGATAACTTAATTTGTTATCTAGTATTTTTGTATATGCCCCGAAGTATAGGTCGTTTGATAGCTTCGTAGAAGTAGAATCGGCTGTAATTCTTTCTACTTTAATAGCGATTTGAGTAAACCCAGAGGTCTTCCAAGCACTGGGAATATCTAGCCTATAGGCTCTTTCGTACTTATTCGAAGTTTTTCCTTCAAAACCTGCGGTTTTCATTAAAGTCCAAGACCCATTATTGTCCTTCTCTAAATATATCTTAAACTCTACCTTAGAGCCATGCAGGTCTCCCGCATCATTATCCCCGTCTAAAAGTGCCGGGGTATATAATAATACTCGTACTGCATCTACAGTAGTAGAACTAAAGGACCGTATTATAGCTCCGGGGGAGGCTAACTTTACTTGAACCCCTACTGGGGTCTCGTTCTCCGTACCCGCAAACCCGGGTATATGAGTTTGGGCATTAGTTCCCTCTCGGGTCGCATAAGTAACATTTTCAAAATTTAAGTTACCTGCAGAGTCCTTTAAGGGAGTCTCATTTAGGTATATAGACTTTTCAGTGTCTAGTAGCCCTATGATCTCTCCTTCTGAAATCAAATCGATAGTTCTAGCTTTTGACTCTGAGAATAAAGAGTCGTCATCTTCTGTAGGAGATCCTCCACCACCGCCTTTTCCGCCACCGCCAGCACCTCTTATCCAATCCTTATCACTCATGGTACATAATCCTCCGGTGATACTCCAGAGCTAATAACTGCTCCTCCTACCATTAATTGGCCATAACATACAGGTATAGCGACTCCTTGTCTAGTTGTATTTGCTGCTCCATTAAACGCATAATTCTGCACGCTCTCTTTAGTTTCTGGAGTTTCAGGGGTCGGCGCTAGCATTTGCGCTATTCCTCCTAGTATCAGTGATGCTCCGAATTTTGCTACCATCGCATATCCCCCTGAAATATAAGAGGCTTCCCCTACCATTAGGGCACCTTCAGGAGCTACCGCCCCTTCTAGTAACTGGACCTGCCCGAATTGAATAGCAGCATATATCAGTATGGCTCCAATAATAATAGTGGCAAATTTTGATTTTGCTCCCCCCACTACAGGTACTATTTTTATCTCTTGTCTGCCAGTAGGGTTGACTAGCTCTCCAACCACATTATCCAGCTCCCTTTCCCCTACTATTATTTTGTATCCTACTCCTCTCTGTTCTGAGACCCCTACAAACTGTTTAAATCCGGGATTGTTAGCGCACAAAGCTCTAATAGCTTCCGCAGGAGACTCAATATCTAAAGACCAGTCCTTACCGTATTTTTCTGCTAGCTCCCCATAAAGTGTTACTTTCTTTAACATAATGATTTGTGCCTTAAATGATGCGTAGTATGCTTTCTCCAATATCCCCCATAAAGTTCTCTATTAGATAGTCTACCGTGTACGTGATGTAAAATTTTATCATCTCCGATGAAAACTGCGGCATGGTTTGGTACAGGTGAAACTAATTTTATCAAAAAGACATCATATTTTTTAATGTCATTTTCGTCTAGTATCTTTACAAAACCTTGCTCTTCATAGTTTTCTAAATATCGGTTCTCTCCTTTATCCCACCAGCCATCTTGACCACTATGACATACAAAATCGATATTTAGCTCTTTTTTATAATAATCTCTAAGTAGAGTACAACAATCTAAAATTCCATAACTGAATTGTCTGCCTACTATAGGTGCTTCGTACCCCTCTGGAGACCAACTATGTAATCTATTACCTGGCCAACTAAGTATATGCCAGGGTCTATTAGAGGTCTCACAAGCAACCTTATCTGCTTCAGAGGGTTCACACCCCTCATTAGGGTGAGAATGACATACTCCTATAATTGATCCAGTATCCTCTGCTTCTGCATAGCTTACTGGATCAATTATAAAGTGTTCTTCTGGAGTTTCGGCTATATTATTGGCTGGAAAGTATCTTTCTTTCTTTCCCACTCCAATGATAAAACCGCAAGCTTCTTTAGGAAATTCATCTTCTGTGTGCTTTCTAAATTCTTCTAAGGTTTTTTCATTCATCCCATATTGATTCCTGCTCCTGGAAACCCTCCAAAAGGGCTCTCACCAGATTCTGGGAATCTTAGCTCACAAGCTATGAAAGTTTTAGCACATACATCATTTGCAGAAGTAGTACTGTTATTGTCTATATCCCAGTAATTACTACCAGAGTACCCACACTCAGTACCTTTATAGAGCCAAGGACACGAATTAGCAACTACTGATCTAGAAGGTAGTTTGACTCCATGTATATCATGTGCTGCTGTTAATTCGAATTGTATATGAGTGCGGGTCTCTACTGCCTTTCTATCCACGTACCAAATTTCATCAGAAAAATGGGCGGTATCATCTGCTAGGGCTGATACATACCATATACCTGGTCCAGTTGCCGCTTCACAGGTCGTCTGATTATACGCTGTCCAAGTTCCCGCAGAACCATTTTTAGTAGCATCTAAACAATCAGATTTACTGAGACTTGGGTCTGAACCTGATTCTCCTGTGCATACTCCTCCTACTGGGTACCCGTTTGTGTAACAGTAAGAGTCTAGGTACTTAGCAAACGTCTTTTTTCTAGTAACTTTTGCTCCAATTAAATCATCATAGTCTGCAATAACAGAAGATAATGTAGAAGTTATGTTAGCTACCGTAAGAGAAGGCCTAGGTATCGCCCCTTTGCCCGAGAATTCAAACCCATCCGCTTCGATAGGCATAGCTGAATATCTATTACCTTGCCATACTATCTCTTGGTAGTTTTCATTATGCCCAGAGTGCCACCTAAATATAGGCTCTGTAGAGGGGGCTGTTCCTGTAGATATATCCATCTCAAATAGTTCAAGAACTGCTCCAGGTTCAAAACCGTGAATATCACTAGTAATTTTATCACTCATGGTTCAAATACCTTTATAAATGTTGCTGTTATAGTTTGGTGCCCTGATACATTGTGTTGAGTACTCCACTTATCACATACATACTTCTTGTATGGATTAATAGTATAAGTTTCTCCACTTGCCATAATATCTGCAGCTAATGATAGTTGAGTGGCGCTGTCTACTGCAGTAACTGTAGTAGTGGTACCTCCTGAATCTGTAACAGTAGTATTAAGGTATCTAGCAGTAAAGTACTGCGTAGTATCAATTAGCTTCTTAGTTGCTGCACTAGTAGTAGTGCTAGCAACATCATACCCTGTAGGATACCAATCAAAGGCAGTTACTCCTCCTTGATCTTCTAAGAATTTAACTATCTTATTGGCTTCCGCGGAGGTACGATTCTTCCAAGTTAAGTTCCACTTTTCAGGTACGTTATTAATGCCATCGGCAACTCTTTGTTCATACCCATCCCCATATTTGGCTATAAGAACCCTAGGCTTGCTCTCAGCTTTAAGTCCTCTATCTGGGTTAATATTTACTTCTGTATTAAAATTTGCCATAATTAGTAACTACTTAGTAGCCCTCCAGGTCGTTTCTGATCCACTAGTTCTGCTTGTACTGCCTGAGACACCATATACCCAAGCTGTTTAGCCTTCTCTCCATCCATTCCGCCTTTGGCATCTGAGTTTGCGTTTCCGTCGCTATCCACAGTAACGTTTACTGTAATATTATTCTCAGTAGCCCCTCCTGTAGATCCTATAACTGGAATTGATTTACCATCAGGTAAAGGAACTACCGCTTCATTGTACCTACCTTCCCCAACTAGCCCTAAAGTAGGTTTAGTAACAGTACCGCCACTTGCGAAAGCTCTGAATCCTCCTTTAGCTACTCCACCGTTCGCTGCAAAGAAAGATAACCAGTCCATCTTCATTACGGAATCCACCGCTGAATTAGTAACACTAGTCGTTAAAGAGGACATAAAACTACTTGCTAAGTTACGGGTATTTATCTCTCCGGAAGTTATTAACTCTCTAACACCTTGCTCTGCAGTGCTTTTGGCGGTGGCGGCTATATCTAAGTCTAAGTTCTTGGCTGCATTTGCTCTAGGGGCCCCTTTACCATCCACTTTATCAGCGATTTTATCTGCTAAAGGGTCTATATTCGTTACGAGAACAGAAGCACCCTCATTCATCATTTTAGTGCTTACGGAGTCTGCTAGTTCCTTATCAGGAGTACTATCCGAAAATAGGTTAGAGAAGAACTCGTATATGGTAGAAGACTGCCAAAGACTTTCACGCTT